CGTTCATATTGGAATGTTTTGTGTTTAAAAAAATATTCAATTCAACTCACTTAGGTTTACAAAACTAGTTAAGGAGGTAAGATACTAAACTATTATAGATGATCTTCATAGATAGACTGGTACGCTACTTTGCAAAAGACATCTACTTACCATTGAGGTGTTATGCAAATAAACGGCAACTCCTAAATAGGAGGGACTGCTGCAATTGTAAAATTTATTGTAAAAAGCCCCCAAATGGGGGAACCCCGGCACTTCAAGAGATTACGATACTTAAGTACAATGATTCTATATTTTATAATAAAAATGGAGCAAGCACTCTACGAACTGGAAAATCAGGTCCTTCCGCATTTAGAAGACGTTAATCTAGAGAACACAGAGGCACAACACTGCCTCGAAGAAGTTAGGACTCTTCTTGGTCGGGCGCGGGAACTCCTTCATGGAACTCTAACGAACCCAGAGGCTCAGTACCAAGAATCTCTACAGTTCTACCAGAGTCTGGCGCAGGTTCTACCCCTAATGGTGTTACTTCAATCTTTCGAATCTCCGCCTCACGTTCCCGACACGGTGGATAATTTACCAGATACGCAGTCTTCAGACCTGTCAGATGAAGATAGTTTCTGGCCTGACACTCCGCCGCTTCGTTCAGAGACTTGATGATTTTGAATTCTAGAATAGTGGTGTTGTCAATAATCATATCTATCCTCAAATTTCCAATCACGTGACCCTTAAACTTAATCAATACAACCCTCTCAGACTCGTAGGGTATCCCATTCTTCCTAAGTAGAACTTCCATAGCATTGTGATATACTCTCTCACTGTACCCCGGACCCAGGTCAGAATATATCTCCCGAGCAAAGTCCTCTATATTCATTGGATATTGTTCAAATTATTTCTCTAACTAAAGTAAGATGCCGTCCAAAAGGCCAATAAGTTCACAAGAGAGGAGACGACAAAAAAAGGAGTCTGTTAATCGGGCGATTGATCAACTGGCAAATAAATTTAAAAGATTGAATATAGGTAAAAATCGATACAATTTGGGTACTATCACCAACACCAATAATCGATACATGACTGTGCGTTTAAGTCGACTTCTCATCGATAGACTCAAAGAAATATACACCAGAACTTGGAATCAGAGAGTTGAGTATGTGGGTAGCGTTCCCTTCACTGTAAGCAATACACGAAACTATGTGAGATTTAATCAACCGACCGCCAGAACAAATATGCAACTGGCTTCTGTGATGCCCACACAAGAAGAACTAACTCAGTACATAGTATATCATACACACCCCGTGCCCCCACACGGTACTCCACTTTTCACATACCCCAGTGAACCGGACTTCAGAGCCTACATAAGTAATTATCCAGCTGTTCAAGCAAATATCATCCTCGAAAATCAAGGATACTATGTTATAGATCTTATTGAAACAAACATGAGAATACCAAACGCCACAGCTGTTGTTAATCTTTTTAACCAACTTATGGATGGTCGCGAATTTCAAAGGGTGAGAGTTGTTTGGAGTTCCCTCGTATATATAACCACCACCACAGAACAATGGAAGAGAGCTGTGAATAACTACCTGGATCCCATAATGCGGAAACAGTTTGGTATTTCCGTTAGATACTACACGTGGGATGAACTTGGTAAAATTACACTACTAGATAAAAATGTTCTTATGAATATATGAGCCTCCGCCTCATCCAACTTCCTACCCGACTTGTGAAAGACCTAAGGAAGATTAGTAAGGTGTCAACGAAACAAAAATGGGAGTACGGTGGGAGATTACTTTTTGATGATACCTATACCTATAAAGGTTTAACCAAAGTAACATCAAAAGAAAGAGCTCGTATAGATAGTAGTGTTCTAGAGCCCGAATGGTATTCAAATTCAACGTTCACCTATCACACCCACCCGGGTATCTTCTCGCGCCCAAATAGTGGGTGTGAAAAATGGAGCGTCTTCACCACCCTCCCCAGTAATTCTGACTTTGAAGCCTACATCAAGGGATACCCCGAAATGAAAATCAATTTTATTTGTGATGCACATGGATACTACATCATCGATGTCCTAAAAGCTCAAGAGATGAACACGTGTGTATTACCAATAAGTATCACTTCCGAGATGAAGACTATACGATACGAGGACTTTCTTTACGAACGTGGATTTGGAGAAGATAGGTGTGAATATTTTTTGACAACATTGCCTCACTGGAAAATGTTCATCAATCAGGAGTTGTATCCCCGCATGATGAACTTGTATGGAATATCCATTCACTACTATGGCTATGAGGATGAACCACCAATGGTTATCATCGACGCATGAGTGAATCCTCCAACTCATCCACCTCGTACCAAGCGAGGTGACATTCTTCGGAATGCACATCCAACTCACAAATCTCCTGTGCTTCTTCTATGGCTTCCTTGAACCGTAGACGAAGTCTCGGATTATCTGGTGGCGCGTCCTCCGGACGAATAAGCCGTGGTCGGTGGTATAGCCCATTTAGGGTTCTAACCTGAATCTTCCTCAACTTCATTTTGTGGAGAATCTGATTTTCAGAAAAGGTGGCGAGGCATTTCATATTGAGCTATACTAGATATTTTCTAAGCTTGTAATAAAATGTCCTACAACGTCGAACCATGTACCTTCAAATACCGCGTCTCCTCCCTAGAGAAGGTCGTCGATGGTGATACAATCGATGTCAATATAGACTTGGGTTTCGATGTGTGCACTAAGCAGCGTGTCCGCCTCCTAGGTATCGATACCCCAGAGTCCAGGACCCGTGACCTCGAAGAAAAGAAGTTTGGTCTCCTCTCCAAGAAGAAGTTGAAGGAATGGTGCCTAAAGGCTGTCGCATCTGAGAAGGACGATATAGAGATCGAACTCAGATGCCCAGAGGCGGATTCTAGGGGAAAGTTTGGCCGCGTTCTCGCGGAGATTTGGGTGTCCGAGGATGGACAGTGGACCAATGTCAATAGGTGGATGTGTGAGGAAGGGTACGCTGTCCCCTACGTAGGACAAAATAAGGCGGATGTCGAGGCCCTCCACATGGCGAACCGGGAGAAGGTCAAGCATCAGTTATAGGGTACTTCCGAACCCATAAATTACAAATCCATTTTTCACCAGACTTTACAGGTCTCCCACCATGTAAAGCCTTGGACGTGTCAAATTCGTAGTTGTCCAATGTGTCGAAGAAGAGGGCATCCCCTGCATTCAATTTGTAAGCTTTTTTTAGTTTAGGAAATACAGTTTCCCCACCATCATAGTCATCATTCAAAGCTAAAATAAACGTATACATTCTCTGGTTTGTAGCATTTGCTATGACATCTTGGTGTGGAATGTAATGACCACCCTCTTCGTATCTGAGAACTTGGAGATTTTCACAATTGGTCAATGGTCTATCTGTATAGCTTATACATCTTTCAGCTATACCCTTAATAATTGGGTCATCGAAACCCAGCCACGCAGTCTCACTTTTTCTAACTTTTTCATCAACTTTACGTTCCGTTGATATAGTTGAAGGTGTGAGTTCCTTTTTCGCTTTCTGAATAACATGTGTCCTCTCCTCCGGAGTTATAAAGTTGTGGAAAACCCGTGGTTCCTGGTATGTGGGTAAAAGGTAGATAGTCAGTACAATCAGGACCACCAGTATTAACATCTTACTATATCTCAATATTTTTAGGCGACACACTTATATATCTTTTTCGTATACTGGAAAATATTTCATTTCCATAGTCAAATATTTGTTCTATATAGTCAATGATTTCCACACACCTGGTTTGATCTAAAACATATTGTCTCAAAAGATCTCCACATGAATGAATAATAACTTCATATATATTCGACATTTCTCTACATTTTTCTCTATGTTTTTCTTGTCTCTGTAAAAAATCTTTTAAAATATAATCATTGAGATAATTCATCATGTAGGATATACGAACACGTGTGTTATCTATAGGTGGTGGATCTACAATGAATATATTTTCATTTTCTAAATTTTGAACGACAATTAAATAATCCAATAATGTTTCCGGGGCTCCAATCTGTCGAAGTTCTCTAAAAGAAGGAATACCTCCACAAGGAATATCACCATGCTCCCTCGATATCATATTTTTCCTCTTAAATTCTATATAGTGTGGATTATGTACACGACCCGAAGATATTTCACCCGTTCGCCAATCAAATGCTGTATGACAACTAATACACCACATTTGAGAACACCCGTTTAACTTTTGAATAACCATCCCACATTTTGGACAAGATTTACTATCCCGATTTAAAAGTTTCATCGTCTCGACAACACCTGGATCACATTCATGGTCATCGGCCACAGGTTCATTGCAATCTTTACAAAAATATTGATCACATAGACCACAATACCAATCTACATTTAAAAAACCTTTACAAGTTTCATTTGGACATTGTCTCGTAAAGGTAGTGGGGGTGGGATCACCAACATTTTTCAATCTTGAAAGTTCTCTATATGTTCGTTCCATTTCATTGTAGAGTATTCCAAGTTCTGGAACATTTTCACCCGCCTCATGCAGCTGAAAAAGTCTTTCTCTTTGTTCCCTAGCCAAACGCTGTAATCTTCGTATCGCTAAAAGTCTCTCAACCTCTGGTTGGGTCGATGGCATTAGAGCCTTTTCCCTTTCGAGTAATACATTTTCACGATGAAGTTTTAGATCTTTATTGCGAAATTTTACAGTACAAAATGAATCTATAAATTCACGATCCCACCTCGTTTTACAACCCATACAATGGGGATCTTCAAACGAAGAAAGTATGTACCTTTGTGAGCATGTCCGACAACTTGTTAAATCACAAAATGGACACTTGACTTTTTTGTGATTTATCTTATTTATCTTTTCGCAACATACCTGACAACATTCCATTCTTTAAATAAAGAATTACCTCTTTAAATTAATTAGAGAAAAGAAACTCCATTGTCTCAGTCAATTGGCCACAGCCAACAATTGAAGAAGTTGATTAATTACATGCTACAAAAGTTCTAATCATATCCGCATAATCATCTCTCCAATACACAGTTTGGGTAAAAAACAAAGTCATTTCTGCATCTCTATATGACAAGTAGGTACCTCTGTACTTCTCATATATTTCTGCAACTTCCTCAAGATTGTCATCACACCATTCGATCACATCCTTGTCGGTCATGTCTCGGTGAAGACCCTTCTCAATGAAATCTGTAACTTCCTCACTGAGGGGCATTTCAGTTATGACGGTGCACTCGTCGTAGTCCATTGTGTATGAAAATATCTCAGATTTTCAATCACTTAGGTTGTTTTTTACTTTCAATTGTAGCTCTTTGGACGATAGCATCTAGACCCGCTTTAGTTTCCGCGCGTTTAATCTGACCTTTATAGACAGTTCTTCTTGGTTGTGGTAGCTTTTGTAATTTGTTTATGGATGATATTCCACTGCGCCGGTCTTCATTTGTTAGAGGTGATGAACCACTTTTAATAACTGCACCGGGGCGGGGTACCGGTCTCATAACATCCGCAGCTCGTTTAGTTTTGTTGGATCCACCTCGTTTTGTTTGTTCAGCTGCTAGGTCACGAGCCAACTTGACCCTTTCTGCACCCTGGGCTTCACGTATAGCTTTTTGTTTTTTAGCAATATTGGCAGCGTTACGAATACCTTGCATTTTCACATTTGTCACAGTTTGGCGACCCACATTCTTGAAAGAACGCTTGGGGGGAGTGGGTGGTAAAGTTTCCATAGTAAAAGCGGGATTGGGTTTCGCACCCGGAATTTTGTTATTTTTTGCCAATGGATTGTTGTATGTTTTAAAATTTCCCATTGGAACCTTCTTGGGTTGTTTGGAGATGAGATCATTTATATCCTTCTCAAGTTTATTCAATTTGTTGATAGTATTCGAATTGTAGTACTGTTCTTTGAAACCAGTTAAGCGTTTTTCTTTCATTTTATTGGCCAATGCCTTTTGACGCGGCACCGCATTGAAACGATTTTCTAAACTGGTGAGCGTTCGCTTATATTGTCTCGCGTGATTTTTTAGTATTTGTTTTACACTTCGTTCAGAACCTGGGAATTCACCATATTTGCGGGTATTACTCTCAACTCTGTTTATGAAGTTACGTCGTTTGTTAAGTTCTGAACTTATGGCATTTAATTCTTGCGACGTTCGAGCACCATCGATTCCTCTCTTCCAATTACTGAACCTATATATCCCCCCTTTGAGAAAGTTTTTAGCTTTATCATGTGTTTCTTTCTTTTTATTTTCAATTGAATTTGTTGCTTCGAGAGCTTTGTTCCTAATTTTTTTCTCAATATTTTTACCTTTATTAACATTTGTCAAGGCGTTTATTTCAATACCCCAAAATGGGTTTGTGTTCAACTTTGAATTTTTGACCAACTTCTTTAGACGATTCTTTTCGGCATTTAACTTTACCTTTGTCAAAGCATTGTTTACAAGTTTTTTAGAGGCAACCGCAGCTTCTTTATTTTTTAAAGCCTTGTTAGCGGCAGCCTTTTCAAATGCCTGTGTTTTAGTATCATAATAATCTTTAAACTTTACAAAATTAGTTTTATTTCCACCTTTATTTGGGTGGAATTTCTTAGCACCCACTTTATATGCTCGTCGTAATTCATTAATGTTAATGGCAGCATTGAGTGAAGCAAATGCTTCCTTTTTTTGAATCTGTCGTTCTAAATTATTTTCAGCAGCCTTTTTAGCTTTCCTAATATTTGCTTCCAATGCATTGGCAGCCTCAAGTGTTTGAATACCTAATATTCGATTACCAAAATCATTTGTGAATACAGTCGCTGAAAGTGCACGAAGTTCCTGTCTTCTATTCTCCAACATCCGATATTTTTGACTTTCATTTTTGAGAACTTGGAGTTCTCTCTGTGCTTCTTCGGCTATCCTTTTAGCTTCTATATTTTTAGAGTTTTTGGCTCTTTGAACAAGAAGTTGAGTTTCACGTTGAGCATTTTGAAGTTCTTTTTGTCTTTCCAACTTTTCTTGATTTAATTTATTTCTCAAAGTTTGGAATTCTTTATTTTTTATTATTTGATTTTGTTTTGCTTTATTCTTTGCGTTCATGATCTCCTTTTCCAATTTTGATGCATTACCTAGATTGGTGAGACTCGATATTTTATTTGAGAAGTTTACACCACTGTCCACAGACAGGGTGCTAAGTTGAATTTGTTTATTTTTTAATTGTTTATTTTTAGCAGTCTCATTTACAAGTTTTTCATAATTTCTCTTGGCATTGTTTGCAATTCTCCGTGCTTCCGCAGTTTGTTCATTCGCTGCCTGTTGTGTAAGTACACGCACTTCTTCTCTGGCTTTATTGATATCTTGTTGCTTTTGATTTTTCTCCCGGGTTAGTTCATTTTTCAATTCATTGGCAGCTCTTTCAGCTTCAAGTCTAATTCGGTTAATATTAGATTTAGCTTCGATAATTTCTTGTTCTTTCCTTGACGCATTATTCTGTGCCATTTTAAGATTGTTTCTCAATGTATTCAAGTTTGCGTTCTTTTCTTGTAAATTTCGTATCAAATTATTCTTTTGTTGACTGGTAGTCATGAGACTGACCTTCAAGTTTTCAACCTCCCTCTTCGCATTGTTTACATTCCTCTGTGCTTCAGCAGTTCCCTCAGCCTTAGCTCGAGCTATCTTATTCTCGACATTCTTTTGGGCATTCTGGAGTTGAGTTCTAATGTTTTCAATGGCGGCATTCTTTTCTTGACGGGTAGAATTGAGAGTGGCCTTCAAGTTTTCAACCTCCCTTTTCGCATTGTTTACATTCTTTTGTGCTTCAGCAGTTCCCTCAGCCTTAGCTCGAGCTATCTTATTCTCGACATTCTTTTGGGCATTTTCAAGTTTATTTTGAATATTTCGTATTTTATTTTCGGCGTTATTCTTCTGTCGTGTAATTGCGGCAATGTTGGCATTTTTCTGTCGTTCTAAATTTTTAAGACTGTTCCGTGTAGTTGTGAGAGTTGATTGTAGTGCAAACTGTTGACGCTCCAAGTCTTCAACCTTTTTCTTTGCACTGATCGCAATTTCTTCAGCTTTTCTACTACCCTCATTCTTTGCTTCAGCAATTTTATTTTCTGCATTTTTTTTAGCATTTTCAAGTTTAGTTTCAATATTTCGAATATTGTTATTTTTAGACGCTAATTTATTTTCCAAATTTTGGATCTTTTTTTTTAGAGCATTATTTGCGTTGGGCACGTTGGGCTTGTTGGGTACGTTGGGCACATTGGGCTTGTTGGGCACGTTGAGCATGTTGGGCTTATTGTTATTGAATGATTTACGTTCGGGTCCTTGAACGGGGCGATATGTATTTTTGTAATAGCCAACTCCATTAACATTTGTTTTGAAAACATACCCAGACTTTTCACCAGTAAACTTTTTGGCTGGAATAAAATCTGCGTCCCTTTTCTTACCGAAAAAACGGGACATAAATCCAGGTTTGTTATTGTCAACCGAATTGTTACGTTTAGAAGTAGCACGTCTGTTACCACCTAGAAACTTTGGCGTTTCATTTCTTACGTACACACCATTCTTTGGAAATCTTGGTCCTTCAGAAATATTTCCACCACGATTGGTTTTACTTAAAAAATTTGGTTTCATGTTCAACTTGTTGGGTTGATTCCCGTTGTTCTTGAACCCGTTGTTATTGAACCCATTGTTCTTGAACCCATTGTTCTCGAATCCGTTGTTTTTGAACCCATTGTTCAACAAGTTAGCGTTATTGTTCACTGCTGTGTTGTTCGCTGCTACGTTATTCGTTGCTACGTTGTTCACTGCTGTGTTGTTGAAATTCATGGGGGGTGAAGTCTTAGTCTGTCTTCTCGCAAACTTGACAGGTTCATGAATGTTCATGTAACGCATTCTCTTCCCGATGGCATCTATGATTTGAATTTTCGTCAATTGTTCTAAACGTTTGATTCCAACTTTACGTGCAATCCTCTTGAGGTCGTTACGTTTTGATGACGAATCGAAGAGAACATCATAGTCTCCGGGTTTCAGTGGTGACTTTTTATCAATCAAATAGGTTCGGTTTGAACTCATGATCAAAGGGGGGAGGGGTAACTTCCCATCCTGGATTTCGTCATACACTTGACACATTTCTTTTTTTGTTAGTGTAAGGTTGTCCCCTGTATTCAGCTTGATCAGCCTTCGAAGGGTTTCCATATCCGCGTCTGGATCGCACGCGTCTATCATATATCTTAAACTAACAAAAAAGTATTCACTTCAAATATCCCATGTTAAACAATCTAATTTTCTCTTCATAGGTCATACTAAAATTAAAAATATCTGTATCTCCCACGTTTACTTCTACAACCTCTATAGACTTATCGTATTCAGTTCTATTTGATAACGTTGATAAAATCAGGGCTTCTATGAATTCTTTTGGATTGGATATATTTTCTTTAAAAATTTTATTTAATTTAATCTTAATACAAGTAATTTCATGGGGTTTTTTATCTAAAAATGGTGCGAGTGGGTATTGTTCCATTGTTCCACCATCAATGTACGTATTTCCACCATACGTACCACACGCGAATATGACAGGTACTGCCATACTCATACACACTGCGTCTATAACCTTCATATCTGGGTGAGTATCTTTAGAGAAGTATACTGTTTCAGACGTGTTTAAACAAAACGCTGAAATATATATTTTCATATCTAATTCATTGAATGTTGGGTCATGTCTACATATTTCCACCAACTTTTTCCTGATTGGGGTTATATCGACAAATCCAAATTTACTATAGAATGAGGTAATCCGTATTTTCATCAATTGTGAAACATCTAGGGACAAAGATATTTTCAGAATTTCGTCTACGGACATCCCCACCGCCAAGAATAGAGCGATGATTGAACCCGCCGACGATCCAGAAATTTCTTTGACGTCAACGAGACTACTTTCTCTCGCCTTTAGAGCTCCTATAAGTGAATAAATTCCCATAGAAGCGGGTGCCAAGACGAGATACTTCATCCTCTTATTTAGTAGAATTGAGGAAATTGACGACGCAAAATCGCGAACACGAGGGCGAACACCACCGCGTGGGTAAGAGCGGCTGGGAGGCTGGTCTGACCAGAGCGGACGACGCCACCAGACCCTGGTGGGAGGGTGAGGAGGAGACCTGGGCTGAGAGCCAAGAAGAGGGTGGTGGTCACGAGAAGGTCGGTCTTTGTGAGGACGAGACCCATAGCCTTGGCGATGAGACTGTACACGAGGAAGAACACGAGAGCGTGGAAGAGCACGGCCATTTGGTTGGTCTTCCCATTCCTGAAAGCGATCTTTTTGCCGTCTGTGGTGAGAAGAACACCTGGGCTGAGCGCCAAAAAAAGAGCGGCGGGGATGGCAACTTTTTGAGATGTGAGGTCTGGGAGCATTTAATATACACGGATACTATTTTTTGCAAAGTCCATGAAATTGTATACATTTGCACCCCTGAACATTTCCTCATAGAGTCCATTTTCCATCACGCTTCGTCTGAGGTTCTTCCAGATATGACTAAGACGGTGTTCAAACCATGTGGTCTGTTCCTGGTATTCCCAAGTCACCCTCGCCACAGCGCCGTCATGTTCCGTAAAACAAAATTCGACAAAGTCCCAGTAGTCCCCTGAGTAGGTGATACTGGCGTCTTCGAGTAAGGTCCTGGTCATATTCCAGAACATTGTGAGTTCATCTGAGTATTTGACTTCCCAGTCATGCATATTCAGAGGAGTGTCATCGTTAAATTCTTCATCATCACTGGCGTATGAATCTAGGCCAGTGGTTGCTTCATATACATATTGGCTCCAAACCATTGTACTACTTATCTTCTTTTTCAGGTTTTTCCTTTATACCAGTTAATGAGATTGTGGTAGACTCTTTTACTTTTAGTCCGTCTTGGATGGCATTTAGGGCTCCTTCGACCTTTGCTTCGTCTCCCGCAAAAAACTTCAAAAGTCCATCCTTAATTGCATCCTTACTCATACCGGATTTCCTGACACTTTTACGGATGCTAATTTTACCCTTCCTGAGGTTAATGGTATCAATACCCTGACCAACCATATGCTTCTTCACAGCCTCTTTGAGGCGCTTCTCCTCCTGGTTTAGAATCTTGATATCAGCTTTTGCTTCTGAAAGTTGTTTTGTAAGGTCGACGAGCTTTGAAACGCTCTCGGAAAGTTCATTAGGCACAGTGGTCATTGTTACATACCCATGTCACCTAATCTTTAAGCGCACAAACCACGCTGCATTGTGTCTGGGACAATTGTAGAGTTGTTCCAAACGAAGGGGTCCTTGGGGTTGGGGGGATCCGCGCGAATCTGTTGGTTCGCGTTGCGGAGGTTGCCACCCACAGTCTCTGGGAAACCAACCTGTTGGCGGGGCTCGAGGAAGTTCTGACCCTTGAGGATGTCTTCTGGGGCAAATTGACCAAAGTCCTCATCAGAGGCAACTTCGCGGGGGAGGAGGGAGGACGCGAGCCCTGTACCCTTGTTCATGCCAACGTTACCGGCCTCACCTGGAGCCGCCGATGGTCCGGCACCTGGGAAGGCAGCATACTCCTTGATGCTGTAATCAGATTTGTCCATGCAGTTGAATAGGAAGTACACTACAACCATGACGGCCACGATCATTACAAGTTGTTGAACACGGGCGTTCTTCATTGTCTTTTATATATCTTTATATTATTTTTTTTTAATCGGTAAAGGCATATCCTTCTGGGTATGTATCCGTGATCGGGTCATCGTGAACCCTGATCTGAACAACATTCCAAGATGGACCGAAATTTTTCTTGGCGAACCAAAGTCCAGCGAATTCGAGGATGACATCACACATCTTACCTGGTTGTACAGATTGAATGTCAATACCTTCCTGTTTAGAATCATATACCCTGGTGACATCGAGGAGGTCGCCTGTGATTTCCTGACTGAGGTGGCTGGAGGTATACGCCGACGTGATTACATTATCTGATAGTTTTCGGTTAAACCAAGTCTCACAATTCTCGACAGCTGCCACGAGGTTGCCTGTGTCAACTTCTTGGATCTTGTTCATATTATCGTTAGAGGAGAGATCGAAAACAAACTCCCCTGACACATCTACAACCTTAACACCGTTGACTTGCACGAGGCACTTGCGCTTTTCATCAGTCAATGCCTTGACAAAGTAGAGACCATCATCACCTTTTACTGGGGGATTGTATAACATGTTATACCTGGATTATGTCTCATTTCTTTAAACCGATGAAGGGTATAGCTGCAGCTCCCCTGAGAACTGAATTTGGAACCCAGTTATTTCTACGAGCCTTATACCCGTACAGAGTTTTCGACGTGTTTATATTTTTGGGAATTTTTAGAGCCCGCTCTGTACGAAGTTTGAATTCATTCTTCACATACGCATTTCTATTGTTCGTTTTCCACTTGAGTGAATTTAGATTGAATCTTTGATTTCCATTTGTATTTTGATATCCCTCAACTTTTGTATTTTTGACTACAGGTTTTAGTCCATGTACGAGTTGTTTGGATAAACGTTCATCTGACGGTTTCGTAGTGAAATATGCATATCTCGCTGGGTCAATCTTGGTGGCCCTGGTGACAGAGACGTGTCCGGGGGGTGCGGTCCGTTGTGTTTTTTTGACAATCTTTCTCTTAACCTTCCTGAAGATGTCTTCAATTGAGTTGCCCATTTTGATACTTTTATCAACCATCTGTGCGAGTTTTACGAGACGCTGTCGGTCCCTCTCCTTCTTTTCAGGACGAAGTTTGAGTCTATGCATGAGGTAGATATCCTCAATTAAAAAGTCTCTACCCGCTATAAAGACATTTTTGTTCACTATAAGTTTATTTGTGACTACATTTCGGTATGTTATACCTTTACGCTTCGTTAGAGCAACCTCATATCCAAACTCTTGGGGTCTCATCAATGGAATGTCTAGGATTCCACCAACATTGAAATCTTCAACACGACCGGACTTTGGTGAATACAAACGTATATTGAGGTCAAGTGCGAACAATTCCACATCGATGAATATGTCACCCTTTGAGGGTGTGTTACCTTTTTGGGTTTTCTTTTTCTTGATGAGTGTATACCTCCTAGTGACATAGGGACCAGACTGTTTGAACCCAATACCAGCGAATTTGAAAATTTTGGGATTCTTCTTATTCATCGCGATGATACGATTCTTTACACGCATGTTGAGATTTTTCGCAATTTGCCCCAATGTATTCCACAAGATAAGTTTGACTGCTTGAAGTTTTCCAAAGTATTTGGAGTTCATCTGCATACGGGGAACAAACTTAGCATCGATATCACTGGTGATTATGCGGTCCTCGTAGGGTACATACATGTTAAATGCTTCACCGCCACTAATGATGAGGTCCCCCATGGATTTTACAACTTTGTTAATTTCACTCACAGTTTCCAAAATGATATCTCGAATGGAATCAGTGACCACAACATACGCAATTTTCTCAAGATCTTTGTTTGGATATTTGGTATGTAAACGCGCCCTGAATTTCCCCAAATCTCTCTGTTCGTTTCTCTCGTAGTACTTTTTCAACTTGACATCCTTGAACAGAAGATTTTCATCTATATATTTGGAGATGGTCGTCTCTGGGTAAATCTTATCATCCATTAATATAGAGATATATAAAAAATTATTGACTTAAAGATTTCACCTGTAAGAAAGATATAATGTCTCTCGAAACCATTCAAACCGAACTCGCCGCTCTCCGCAACGACATCAAGACTCTCACCAAGCTCGTCCGCAAGGTCAAGAACACCCAAGAGGACCCGGATGGTGAGAAGGCCAAGAAGCGGTCCGAGAACAACGGCTTCAACCGCAAACAAGAAATTACACCTAAGTTGAGGGAGTTCCTGGCTCTTCCAGAAGGCGAGCTCATCTCTCGTTCTGAGGTGACCAAGTTTATCAACAAATACATCATCGAGAAGGGCCTCAAGCATCCCGAGAACGGTCGTCAAATTATCCTCGACGACACGCTTAAGGAGCTTCTTTCCCCACCAGCTGATACACAGGTCACCTACCTTAACCTCCAAAAGTTCCTTTCCCCCCACTACATCAAGAAGGAAAAGGCTTAAAAAAATAACACATCCTTATAGTAAGAATGTTTGTTGAAAAAACTCAAATCGAACAACTTGTTGGTACAAAGATCAAAAACCTTGATTTGTACCAAAAGGCCTTTACCCATAAATCTGCTCTAAAAGAATATGAACAATTTACTGAGTCCTTCGAGACTTTAGAATTCATTGGTGACTCCGTCCTAGGTTTCGTTATTACCAAATTTCTTTTCGATAGGTACGAGAGTCGCCAGGAAGGTTTCCTCACGAAGGCTCGTACCAAGCTTGTTCGTGGTGAAACTCTGGCACACATTGCAAAACACCTGGGACTTCAGAACCTCATCATCATGGATGAGAAAGGGATGCGTAACGGATGGAACAATAACCCTAAAATTCTCGAAGATGCATTCGAAGCCCTCATTGGAGCCATCTATATGGACATCGGTCTCATTCACGCGAAGGAGTTTGTATTGAGAATCTTTACGGACCCCAACATTGTGGATTTGAATATCATCATGATTGACGATAATTTCAAGGACCACCTGATGAAGTACTGTCAGGTCAATAACATGGAGCTCCCAGAGTACCGGGTGGTCGGTCAATATGAGGGTCTCTTCTACATAGACATCTACATTCAGAACGCATGTATGAGTAGAGGAATTGCGAAGAGTAAAAAACAAGCTGAGCAAAATGCTGCTCGTATGTTCTTTCAGGTGAAAGATGAGCTTAGAAAACAGGAGGAACTTAAAAGTAATAGTCCATAAATTTGTAATATGCATCCCAATGTTAGAGCGGCATTAGATCGAGAATATGCGGCACAGAAATCTGAAGAATGGCTTGCTCTCCGTGGTAAGATGTTAACAGCCTCAGATGCCGCCACGGCCATTGGTAAAAATAAGTATGAAACACCCGAAGCACTTTTACTGAAGAAGTGTGGCTTGGGTGAGAAGTTCACTGGGAACGCAGCCACCAGGCATGGTGAGCTCTACGAAGACGAGGCGAGGATCCTCTATGAAGAGCGACACGGAGAGGTTGTCCATGAACTTGGTCTCTGTCCCCATCCCGTATATGACTGGCTCGGTGGAAGTCCCGATGGTGTAACTGAATCCGGTAAACTGGTGGAGATTAAGTGTCCACCCCAAAGAAAAATCATCCCTGGGGAGGTCCCCGAGCACTATATGCCTCAGCTTCAACTCTGTATGGAGATCTTAGACTTGGAATCTGCTGACTTCATTCAATATAAACCAGCCGAGACTAATTGGCCTAGACCGGAGGAATTTGACGTTGTCAATGTT